TAATATGCTCTTGTGTAGGTGTTACTTCAAAATCTTCTTTGCATATATCTACATCAAACATCTCTGCAAAATAGTTTCTTGCTGTCACAGTTCCAAACATCTTTTCAAAGTTAGCCATTTTAGAAAGCAATGCTATCTTTACACTATCTGCTACCTCTTTTTTCTCCTGAGTTAGATATACTGAAACTTTTAATGATGGTTCACCCTTTACAACTGCTTGATGTTTTTTTACAAACTCCTCATCATAAGCATTTAGCTTTGAGATATTTACAGCTGGATCACATACTACAAGATTCATCAAAACATCTTGACCACCTCTACTCTTTGGTAGTATATGGTCTATATGAAAGTTATCTATATGTAACTTCTTTGAACTATAGTAGCATCTCCCATCAAATGCTTTAAAAAATGCTTTTCTAACTCTCTTGTCTTTTAAATCTACCTCTTTTAAATAGTATGGTGTTTCTTGGCATACTTGGAGGTTTTGTAACTCTTTGATAAACTCTTTTTCTATCGCTATAAAGTATGTACGAACCTCTTTACCTTTTGCTGTACGACTTGCCATTGAAATATGTTTTGCTGTGTCTGTTGTTATGATGTATTCTGTTTTAATAGTAGTTCCACGACCAGCTTTAACTTTTTGTTTATATGTAATGTAGTCCATATTTTCTTCAAGCCCTAATGTTTTGATTTGAGATTTTATCCAATCTGTAAAAGGTTTTTTAATTTCTAAAGTTTCATATAACTCTCTTACATTTACACTATTTACAGTTTCAGCACCTATTAACACTTGACTTATTTTGATTAACTCTTGCATATTACTTCCTTTAACTATTGATTTTATAGTTTATATTAAAAATTATATATAATTTAAATATATTTGTCAAGTTTAAAACTATTATATTAAATATATTTAGCTATAATTAAAACTATAAAATCAAGATATTAAGCACATCACTTTTAGGTGAGATGCTTTAAAATAGGACATAAATGAACTATAAAGAGTTTGAAGAAGAATTAAAAAAAGTAAAACTTAATAAAAAAGAATTTTCAGCTATAACTGAATTATCATATCAAACTGTTATGAATTGGAACAATACTGATAATGTTCCAAAATGGGTAAAAAGTTGGCTATCAAACTATATTAAGGCAAAAGAGTTTGATAATGTGATAAAATCTGTTAAACCATATATTAAGGATTAAATATAAAAAAAATAGTTTTAGATATAGAAAAGATAAAAAAGCTTGTTGAGATAAAAGAGATGGTAAGAGATGAAAAATACTGAAATTACAAATATAATTAATATACCTGCTTCTACATTGTCAGATTGGAAAATCAAAGATGTTTCTAATTGGAGAAAAATAATTTATGAACTATTATCAAATACTGATAAAGAAGAGTTAATTAAAAAAGTAGAGGCTATAAGGCTTTTAAAAGGTTTAGAATAATGGGGTTTTGATTTTTTTGGTTGTTCTCCTTTTCCATTATTTACTACCCCCCTCCGTTTGAAACGGAAGGGTACCAAACTGTTTAAAATCATCTTCATATTTACGAATAATCTCATTTACATTTTTTTGATTATTGTTTGTGTTCTCAGCTATAACTCTATGGCTAACTCTTGGCTCATTTTCCACTACTTTTATTAACTCTTGCATTTTAAATTCCTTTTTATTCAATTGAATAATTTATATTGGAATTGTATATCTAATTAGATAAATCTTAGCTTAATTAATTATTCATTTAGATATATTTTGATAAAATATCTTATTCAAATAAGTAAATACCTTTTTCACTTTTAAGTGATAAAGTCTATTTTTAGGGGTTTTTCAATGACAAAAGAAGAATATAATCAAAAACTAAAAGAAGTTAAATTAACAAAAAAAGAATTGGCTCATATACTTGGTGTAGCTGAACAAACTGTAAATAATTGGGGAAGCACAAATAAAGTTCCATATTGGATAGATACTTGGCTACAAAACTACATAGATAAAAAGAAATTTGATAATATTAAGAATATAATAAAAGATGAGATATAAAATTCATTTATGGAAAAAGAAGATATAGAAGCTCTTAGTTATGATGATTTCAATAAGATTGCATTAAAAAGATGGCAGAAATTAGAAAAAGACTTTATTAAACTTAAACAAATTGAAGATAAAAAGAAAAACAAACTTACATCTGACCAAGAAAGTGTGTATAAATTTATAATGGGTGATACTAAAAAAGCACAATTCACTGTAAAAGATATAAATATATCATTTGGTAAAGGCAATAAAAGAGAAGGTTTAAAACATATCCTCCTTAGACACTACTGTGAAGGGTGTGATGGTGAGATAAGAGCTAGAGATATACTAAATATTGGTAATATTATTAAAAATGGAAACCCCATAGCTACAATAGAAACAGACAGCTATAATAGTAATAATGGACTAACAGGATATACTCAAGAGAAAGCAGGACATATCTATAAGCTAATAATAAATGAAAAAGGGCATATCAGTCAAATAATAACAACTTACAGTAATAAAAATGGATAGGGGCAAGAACACTTTAAACCTCCGAATGGGTAAACAAACATAAATTATGTAAGCGTGCCTCACGATCCCGTATCGCTGAATAAGACGACGAATTTACGTCACACAATATACAAAAATATATATTCTATGAAGCAAATAATCAGTAGCTAAAATAAGACAAGAAAGGACAGATAAAACGAATCATCACTCTGATTCTACCTTTTAAAGGCTTATCTGCAACCCTCTCTCTGTTTCCTGATTATATACTGATAGAACTTTATAAATACTTAATAATAATTAAAATCACATTAATCAATTTTAAGATGAGCTGTTTTCTTAGCTCTTTGCACCTGTTCATATTTCGCATAATCATCTTAGTAACCCAGTAATCTTTAGTTAATTTTATGTATAATAATTTAATCAAAGATGAAAAAGTTCACTCCCCTTTTAGGGGGAATGACTATTTATAGGACTAAAACAATGAAAAAACAAGAATTTGATAAAACTTTAAAAGATATTGGCTTATCAAGACAAAAATTTGCAGATAAAACAAATTTATCTTATGGTGCAGTAAGTAATTGGCACGATGAAAAGAAACCAGTACCAGGTTGGGTAAAAAGTTGGCTACAAAACTATATAGATAAAAAGAAATTTGATAATATTAAGAATATAATAAAAGATGAGATATAAAATTCATTTATGGAAAAAGTAACATATAAAGATATAGCAAATTATTTGGATACTTTTTGACCTTTTGGGAACTTTAATGTGTTAAAATATGTAAAATTAAAAGAGGTGCATTGAGTTGAAAGAGATAGTTAAAAAAGGTGGGAAGTAGTGCCTGAACTTAGAGATAAGATATGTGCTCTTAGTCAGATTTCTATTGAAGATAAACAACATGATGATAGTATTTATTTTCCATTATCTGATAGAGCTATCACTGAGATAGGTAAAGTTATCTTTAGAGCTAAACTAAAAGAGTATAAGTTTGAAATAAACTCTCACGACATCAGACATACGAAGAAACGCCACCCAAATGACTTTCACTATGTATGTGAGATTCCAAAGATAGTTACAGAATTTACTAAAGTAAAACATAGCTTAATAAAACATAAAAAAACTGGAAAAACTATCCAAAGCATAGAGTTTTATAAAAAATTTGATGATACTGAAGTTAAACTTGTAAAGGTTGATTTGTTGAAAGAAAAGATATTGAGGTTAAAGACTATCTTTATCCCTAGTTAAGAGTGTGCTAGACCAATTACTAGCACATTTGTGGTTGTTTGCTAATGCCTACTTGAAACAGAGTATCCCTAGCTTAACGACTGAACGAAGTCCACTGGTTTTAGAAATAAAATGACAGAAATTTCCGTCACACAATATACAAAAATATATATTCTATGAAGCAAATAATCAAACAAGAAAGGACAAATAAAAGCGAATCATCACTCTGATTCTACCTTTTAAAGGCTTATCTGCAACCCTCTCTCTGTTTCCTGATTATATACTGATAGAACTTTATAAATACTTAATAATAATTAAAATCATATTAATTAATTTTAAGTTGAGCTGTTTTCTTAGCTCTTTGCACCTGTTCATATTTCGCATAATCATCTTAGTAACCCAGTAATCTTTAGTTAATTTTATGTATAATAATTTAATCAAATTTATCTTATGGTGCAGTAAGTAATTGGCACGATGAAAAGAAGAATGTAATAAAGGATGAAGTAACTTAAAAAGCTTAAAGTGGCAGAGGTGCTACAACACCTCGTAAGTCCACATATCAACAAAAGGAGGAACTTAATGAAGAAGTTCCAACTTAAGATTATCTTTGTAGTCCTAGGTTACAAAGTAATTTTTAGAGTGCAGAGGCTTTAGCCTTTGTACCTTGTTGAAATTATATCATAAACGGATTTACAATGAAAGATATGCATAAATCTAAAACTGATAATTAAGGTTTTAGTTATCTTTAAAACCAATATCTATATAATATCTTTTAACTATCATATAGATATTAAGGAATAAAATGAACTCTCTTGCTGATTTTAAATTAAAACTACCATTTGTTATAGTTGTTGCACATCAAAAAGGTGGTAGTGGAAAAACTACTACTTGTATAAATCTATCTGTAGAACTCTCTAAACTACTTAACACTACAGTTATAGATGCAGATTCTCTTAAACAGTTTACAACTTTTAATTCAAAGAGAAAAGAACCTCTTAACCAAAAGCATATCTCCACATCAGAAGCACTTGAACAACATCTAAGAGCTGATGATGGTTTAACTATAATTGACCTAGGTGGTTACGATAGTGATTTTTCAAGAGCAGCACTAATACTATCTGATATGATAATCATACCTATGAGTGATAGTGACAACGACATAGATGGTCTTGGAGAGTTTATGTCAATACTTGAAAAAACTCAAAGCGTAAGAGCTGATATAAAACCATTTGTTTTAGTGAACCGTGTTCACCATGCAGATAAATCAACACACAATGATTTATCTGCATTTGCAAAAGACAAACCATTTGAGGTGTTTGATACAGTTATAAGAAACAACAAGCTTCATACTAAGATGATTTTTACAGGTGAAAATGTTGTAGAAAAAAAACCTACTAGCAAACCAGCAAAAGAGATTTTATCTTTAGTTAAAGAAATTTTAACAAAGGCTTAACATGAGAAATAAATTTGAAGCTTTAAATAGCGATAGAGCAAAAGAGGTGATGGCTGATAGTCATTTGAAAGAAAACAAGCCAACTACTACAAAAGAAAAAACTAAAAAGAATCAAATGGTTTACGGAATACCAGTTGATTTAGCAGCAGCTGTTGATGCAACTGGTGAAAGTTTGAGTAGTTTTGCTAAGAGAGCAATGCTTAGACTTGCTAAGGAAGAAGATATTTTTTAGTTTACTTCTCTATATAATTTGAGATGAGTTAAATATACTTTTGATTTTAACTCATCTTCTAGCTGTTTGATATATTTTCTTTTACCTTTAGTGCTTGATAACTCTTCTATTGTTTTAGTTGTGGTTCTCATCAATATCGTTTGTTTTACTTCAAAGATTGCTATTTCTTTATCTACATATACACATACATCTGCATATCGTGAACTTGAATCACTCTTTATGTTTAATTCTTTGACACATACTTCTCCTATGCTTGACGAAAACAATACATTTGAAATAAGTATCAACAATAATAAAAGTTTCATTATTTATCTCTTTTTTTTATTGTTATTATATCAGATTCTAATATAATTGACCCATAGATGCAGAAGACTAAAGCCGAGCCACAGCACGGCTTACATCATAGGATAAGCCCAGCAGGGCAAGGCGAGAAACTACCATTTTATAATTCTATCATATAAGCACGAAGACATAATTAAACTTACGATTATCTTGGTAAGACTGACGGAGTGGGGCAGTTTTTGGGATGGGTTGGGTTTTTTGTTTCGTTTCGGTGTTTTTTTAAGGTTTGGGTGAGAATATGGTTTTTTCTTGAAACTTAAATGGGTGGTTTAGTTCATTTCTTGTAAGACATTTTTTAGTTGTAGTTTTGGTTTTTTATGGAATTTGGGAATTTATCATAAAACTTATGGAAATATAAAAAGGTATTAATTTAGTATATTTTAATACCTAAATATGGCTTTTTTTTAAGTATTGCATAAGATAAGGTGACTGTTTAAGGTTAAATGGTTAAATCTGCTATTTTGGTTTAAGGTTAGGGTGAAATTTGAGAGGAATTATGAGAATAAAGTTAATGCAAGAGTTTTACATTAGATAATGGTTATATGTAAAGTGCATTGCATATATGGTTCACAGCACATAATAATGCACTTGTAGTGCAATTTCCTAGTGGAACTGATGAGTTAATGCAGATAATGACCATACACAACTGAAAAAAAAAGGGGGGGGGTGGAAACCCCTTTGCTTGGATTCTAATTACTACGATATGGTATCTATTATATAAAATAATTCAAAATAAGCTTTTTTATTTATAAAAACATATATTAAGTTCAAAGTGTCACACCATTTTTATAAACGAGTTTAGGGTTAGGGGTCTTCGTGCTTGTTGGTTTTTCTTCATAACAATCACAAGAGATTACATTATCATTACCGACACCTGTACCATACTTAACATTTAATGCTTCACAAATTGCAAATTCATGCACACATGAATCACATAGGTTTACTTTTTTTACTGCTTCAATCATTTAATTACCTCCTCAAAAAGTCCTACATTACATTGAGTCTTTTTTATATTTTCTTGACATATCTTGTAAAAATCTTCATCTAGTTCAAAACCTATAAATTGTCTATCTGTTTGAATACAACTCATAGCTATAGTTCCACGACCTGCGAAAGGGTCTAAGACTACATCATTTTTATTTGATGAGTTTTTGATAAAAATGTTGTAAAGTTTTATTGGTTTTTGAGTTGGATGTTCTTTTTTACCTACTTCATTTGGTATTTTTACAATATTGCTTGTACCCATGTTATGTATCGGTCTGTGTGGTCTTTTAGATAGAAGTAGTATAAATTCTGCACCTTGCATATAGTATTTGTTTGGTGTTAAATTTCCTTTATCCCAAATAAGAAGATTTTGAAACACAAAGCCCACTTTTTCAGCTTCATTTTGCAAAGTTGTAAGATTACGACTGTTTACCATCAGGTAACAATGAGTACCTTTTTTAAGTACACGGTACATATCAGGTAGCCATTCACTAAATTCTATGTCATTATGTTTAAACATCTTTCCATTTTTTACTGCACTTGACACTTCATCATCTTTTTTTAGCCACTTATCACTGCATTTTGTACCATCTGATATAACTTTTTTACCTCTATTTAGGCATCCTTTAGGGTCTGTTTTTGAATAATCCCTTTTTCTTAGGCATCCAGCTGGTTCATCTCCAACATCAACAACTCGAACACCACCAGCTATGATTTTGTACGGAACATCTGAAACTATAAGGTCTATACTTTCATCATCAAGCTTTTTAAATAGTTTTAGGCTGTCACCTAAGTGTATATTATTTGTCATACTCACCCCATTTTCTTTTTAATTCCATACGCTTTCCTCCTCATCTTCTGCTTCCCATTCGTCACTAAATGTTCTGTCTTTTATGAAGTGTAGTAAATAAGCTAGGGCATCCATTATGTCATCATGTAAGCTTTCTACATCTATATCAAATGTTCCTAGTTGAGCTTCTAGTTCTGCTGTATTTATGTCATCTTCATTAAAAAAGATTTTATTTGTCATAAAAAGTGGGTGTAGATTTGATATACGGATATTTTTGTTTACACCACCATGTCTTAGTTCTTCTACTGGTATATTGATACCACTCTCTTTTTGAGCTACATCTACAGTATAGAAAAAATCATTTTGAGCTCCAGCTTTTTCTATACCGAATCGGATAGGGTTAAAAGTAGCTTGAATACGGATAGCATTTAATGATTTTTCAAAAGGGGTCCAGTGTCCTGCACTTATATCTAGTAGGTAAATATTGTTATGTGTATCTATAGCAAATGTGAGAATTGCACTTTTATCTTTACCATCACTTGCTAAGTCCATAGTGCTATATATGGTACAGTTTGCTAGTGGGATTGTTGAGCCATCTTTTAAAACTATATTTTTAGGTTTTTTTACTATGATTTTTTCAGATTCTAGTGCATTTTTAAACTCTATATTTCTTACTTTATTTTCATATTCTATATGGGAGAAGTATCTAAAATGTTCTCTTTTAAAAAGTGTTTTTTCCTCTGATTGAGCTATACAAAGGTATTCTTGATAAAATAAGTTATGTTTACCCTCTGAAAACAAACCTCTTTTTATAGACTCAATAGATTCAACCTCTATATGTTTACCTGTTTGTTTTAGATAGTGCATCTCTTTTATTTTGGCATCTTCATCTGTCAATGGAAACCTATCAGCCCATACACTCTTTTCATCTCTAAGTATAGGTATAACAAGTTTTTTAAAGTTCTTTTTTCGTAAAAGTTTAGATATGAGTGAATCTGCGTGTAAGATAGTTCCTATAACTCTAGCTCTTCCAGCAACTGGATCTAGTGCAGGTAAACAATCACCCAAAAACCATTCCCAAAGTTTTTCACGGTTTGCTCTTGAACGGATAGCATACTGACCCACTTTTGATTCTATATCATCAAATGTTTGTTTAGTTGGTCGCATAAAATTAAAACTACCACCACGAGGGTCTTGCCCTGCTCCTAATGCTTCTACAAAACAGTTATGTTTTCCATCTACTTTAACCTCTATCTCTGTATCGCTCCAAACACTACCTTTTTCTATGTGATAACCTTTTGCTATAGCTGAGATTATCATATTTTTAACATCTTTTAAAAACTTTTTAGCTTTTTTTTCAGTTGATGAAAATATTTGATGATATGGTTCATGTTCGTACAAAATATCTGAGAAAGTATCTATTTTATTTACAACTGTTGTTTTACCAGCACCACGAAATATAGTAGCTACTTTGTATTTATCGAACTCATCTAAGAAGTCTAAAATCTCTTTATGTATGAGTGGTGATTTATTTGTAAAAATCTCTGGTGCTATATGTTTAGCAGTTTTTATTTTTAGGACTGCATTTGATTTAGTTTTACTCAAAATCTACTTCTATCGCTTCAAATTCAGCTTTTAAATCTTGGCTTGACAATCTATCTGCACCCATATCTGCTAGACGGTCTAGCATCTTATCTTCACGACCAGTTACGAGGACTGCTATATCTTTAGCTAACTTTATGTTGTCTAGTTTATAGATACCTCTTGCCATCTCAGCTTTTACTTTTTCTATAAAACCCTCCATAACATCATACGAGCCACCTATAAGAATCGCATTTCTTTCAACATCCACTTTAGTTTTTTCATCAAGAACTGAGATAGCTTTTTCTTGTATATCTTTATCGCCTCCAGCTACTAAGATAGCTTTTTGTCTTTTAAGATGTAGTTGTTCTTCCCATTTGTACTTTTTACTCCATCTATGAACACTTGCTTTACTTCCTGAGTATTGTTCTTCTTTTAGTTTTTCTGCTATTTTTGCAAAGGAGAGGGGTATAAAACCATTTTCAAATGTTGCACTCTCTATATATAGGTCAAAACCTCTTTTTTCATTTGGCAACATCTCTATCCTTTGTTAAAGATTCTGCTACAAAGTCCATAGCTTCAGGATATGCTTCAAAGCTTGTTATAACTGTATTACCTTTTTTATATTTTATAGACACTTTAGGGTTTAGCCATACTTTTTTTTTAGTAGTTCTTGTTAAACCTATAGCACTTGGTTCTATAACTATCTCTTTTATTTGAAATGCCATCTAAAAAGCCCCTTTTTAAGTTATGTTTAATTAATCTGTCACGCAGTCACGTCATTTTTTTGTTTGTCACGCCATTTTTTTAAAATGGAGTGACCTTTATAAAGCCCTGTTTTAAGGGCTTAGATAGATGTTTTTTTTATTTGTCACCTTGTCACGGCTTTTTCCATGAAATTTGTGAGAAAAAAAAATAAATAAAAAAAAACTTTTTCAGAACCAATATGTAAGGTTTTATCTTGAGATGCCGTGACAACACCCACTAAAAGCCCTAATATAGGGCTGAAAACTGTCACGGCTTTTTTTAAAATGCCGTGACAAATGGCGTGACAACGTGACAAAAGTTCATTTAATCGCTGTTTTGCTCAAAAATCACCACATCATGAGGTTTTTCATTGGATAATGTAATCTCATTTACTGGTATCTCTATGTTGTTGTATCTAAACGATTTAAACTCATTGTTTTGTAAAGTTATGTTTAGTACAAATCTTGGTCGTTCAATCCCAAAGTATGAGGTTGCAAGTCTTATCTGTTTACCTGTAGTTTCTATGTTTGGCAGTTCATCTTTAATCTTTCTCCAAAAGTTGATTTCTGAATAAGGTTTAAAACCTTTTTCACTTGCCCATTCTTTATAGAAGTGGTACACAAAAGGTTTAGCTACCATACAGGAGTTATCTACTTTTAGTGTATCTTTTACAAATGTTCGCATAGGGTTTATCTCATCTTTGTATGCTTCTATCTCACCTTTCATCTTGTCACTTCTTGAGAACTTACCATTTTTTACCAGGACTGTTAATGCTTCTAGTGTCATGTTTAAAATACCTGCCATCTCATCTTTGAAACGGTCTGAGAGATCTCTTATCTTTTCATCATCTTTTATCTCTGCATCGAAGTTTAAAAGTAACATTCTTCTAAAGACTGCACTATCTACATCACTACCTTTTGGTTTGTCATTACCTGCAAAGATAAGTTTAGGTTTCTCATTTGGTTTTAGTTGGTATGGTTCTTTATTTTTGGGATTGATTTGTATAGAATCTTTTGGAGAAACGAGTGCTTTTAGTGTTGCTAATTGACCTTTATCTAAACCTTTAGCATCTATTTCACTTCCAATGTTTATAATTTTGTTTTGTAATGAACTTAGTTGATGGTCAAAGAACTGTTGTAACTGAAGTGAAGAGGTGTTGTCTTCACCAAAAAAAGCACGGATAACATCTAGTATGACACTTTTTCCGTTTGCACCTGACTTTCCATACAAGAACATAAACGATTCATAGTTGTGCGTTGGTGCTAGGGTGTAGCCGATAAACTCCATAAGTGTTTGCTGGTCTTGTTTATCTGGCAGAACTCTGTTTAAAAACTTTTTCCACTTTGGAGCTGTTGCATTTTTGTTATAGTTAAATTTTAGTATGTTTGTTGCACAATCTTTTTTGTTATGTGACTCTACAAAGGTGTATTTACCCCTTTTTGAGATTTTGAGAGTACCATTTAAGAAATTCATAACTCTCCTCTCTTCATATCTTCTTGTTTCATCTATGTCGTAAGCTTTTGACATTATATTTTCTACTATCTCATCTATATTTCTTTTGGTTTGTTTTTTGATGTCAAATCTTGCATGAAAAAACCAAATATTATGAATCCAAGTTGTGAGTGCATCTAGGTTGTCTAAACATTCGTAGTGAGTACCAGTCCAAATATATAAATTGCCCTGGTACTTTGCAAAAGTATTTCCACTTTTTTTAGCCATTTTTAAAAAAGCTCTTAGTGCATCTACTATGTGTGTTTGTCTATAGTTTGTGAGTAGTATTTTTTTTATGTTCATAAATCTATCGAAAGTATTTTCCATGTTTTCAATCATCTGAGCTTTATCATCACGACCTACTAAGACACTATTTATACAGATGTTTCTAAAGTGTTCATAGTCACTTTCATTGTTTGAACCAACTATCTTTTTTGACTTTTTCAAATCTTGTAGGAACTTATCTACCTCTTCATCATCTAGTTCACCAACTATAGTAAAGATGTTGTAAGCATTTCCATCTTGGTCTGTTTTTGACCACTCTCTTTTAATATCTCTAAAGTCTTTGTATGGTGCTAGTTCATGGTAGTTGGAAAAATCTTTATCACAAAATTCACCCATATCATCTATGAGTGAATTTGTTAATCTGTATGTTGAGTAAGATATAGCATGAAAAATCTCTTTTTTATTTGTAAATTGTTTCTCATACAAAAAGTCACTTATATCGTAACCTTTTGGTATATCTGCATCTATGTGGTAAAAAAGCACTACAAACACATCACGAGCTATGCTCTTTAGTTCATAGTATTTTTTTATAGCATTTTCATAACCTGCTTTATCATGGTCAAACCAAATGTAAACTATTTTATCTTTTAGTAGTTCTTTGTTATGTTCCCATGTGTTTGACACTCCACCTAGAGTTATATTGTTAATATCATAAGAGAGTAGATTAAGGGAGTCTTTTTCACCCTCAACTAATACAACTGCATCACTTTTGTGTTGTAGATAATACTCTAGTGGGAATGGGTGTCGGCTACCTTTGTACCAGCCTATCCATTTACCCTCATAATCTGAGCCATCTTGTTTCTTTTTAGTTCTATGTTTGATGTTGAAAAACTCATCTTTATATCTGTTTATAGTAACCACGCTGTTTTGTCTTGAGTCATATCCTAAGTAGTAGTTAGCCCATTCGTTGAAAATCTCCGTTTGATTTGGAAATATTTTTGCTATATCCTGATGGATAGTTCCATAAAAGTTTTTAAAATCTGCTAGGTAGGTTGGTGCAACTTTTGACATCTGTTGTTTAGCTTTTTGTCTAAGTTTGTTTTCCTCTTCTTGCTCTTTGAGTTTTTTCTTTTTCAACTCTTCTACAGCTTGGGTATGTTTTAGTTCTCTTTGTTTTTTCTCTTCTTCACTTAACTCTTTTGTGTTGTCACTCTCTTCATACTCTATGTTTTCTAGTTCACATACTCTTTTTGAAGCTTCATAGTTAGACAACTTTTCAAACTTTTCTACAAAACTAATAGCATCTCCACCACTAGAACAACCAAAACAATGAACAAAGTTGTTTTTTTGTTGGTAGGTAAAACTTGATGTCTTTTCCTCATGGAAAGGGCATCTAGCTTTGTTGTTTTTAAACTCAATGTTGTAGTGTCTTTCTATGAACTCTTTTGTATTTACGCCTCTTTGTTTTATGGCAAGATATGTGTTATTCATCTTCATCTGCTCCTAAATCTGCTACTACTGCTAAAGCGTTTATGGTTGTGTTGTCTTTTATGTTTATGTTGTGTAGATCTATAGCTCTTAGGACTATGTCAAAAACATTTTTTTCTAAGTCTGGTTTTGCTAAGTGCCATCTAGCAGCGAAACTATGTAGTTCTTGTGCTGTCATCTCATTTATGGAGTAGATATGTTTTGTTACTTGTTTTTTTTGCTCTTTGGTGAAGTTCATGATAGTTCCTCAAAGAGGTTATTTTTTTGTATGAAGAGTTTTAGTAGTTTTTTTACTTCTAATGCTCGGCTAACTTGTGCAAATCTAAATCTATGTAGGTATCTGTAGAGTGTGGCTGGTTTTTCATCTAAAAATAGTGTGTTTGCTATCTTAGATAACTCTTTAGCTAGGGTTAGCGTTGTTGGTGTTGATTGTAGTGCTATGTAGTACAAATCTTGTAGTTCTTCTTGTAATGGTGCATCATAAGAGGAGTTTACTAGAAGTGTACCATCTTTTGCTTGTTTGAATTTTAGGTGATTACCTACTGTTTGTGTTTTGTATGTCATAGCTACTATGGATGCTGGTTGTATGTTTCTCTCATACGCAACAATCTCAACTGGTAAGAACATACAAACACCACCGATAATAGAAAATATTTTAAATTGTATCATGTCGTGTTTTCCTGTCGTGTTTGTTTAAAGCTGTACAAAGCACTTGATGAAGCACTTAGAAACACGACTAACTAAGTGCTTTGTACAGCTTTAAGGATGTTTGGTTTATAATGTAATTAAATACTTAGTCTATAAATCATTTGTGTAACTTTATCACTCAAATGATTAATTTATGATTAAAGGACTATCAAATGAATGATACAGAGAAAGTTTTTGAGAGATTAAAATATGTTTTAGAGTTTAAAAAAGATGTAGAACTCGCTGAATTTTTAGAGGTTATTCCTCAGCAAATATCTCAAATGAAAAAACGAAATAATATCCCATATTTAAAAATTATTGAAAATGGTAAACTTGGTAGATATAAACTTGATTATGTGTTTTTAGGTGTTGGCGATAGAAAACCAACACAAGTAAGTCTTAATCTTGATGCAGAAAAAGACACTAAAAAAATTGAAGATATTGTTAATTCTAAAGAGTTAGCTATGTTGATTGATGATTTAATAAGCTATGGAAATAACGATTTATATAAAAACATAGAACAAAAACTAAAGGTTATAAAAGATGTTAGTCGTAATTAGGTCATCTCACTAACATCTATCTGCCCTTTTACCAGTTGGTATAGTGCTTTTTTTGGTAAGCTCTCTTTGAATGTGTAGATTTGATAATCTTGTAAGCTTAGTAGTTCTAGGTTATAGTAGTTAGTTTTTTCTTCATCTTTTGTATAACTTTTTATGAGGTATTTGTTTTTTGATTTATCTGTAAAAACTTTTTCTATGAACTCTGTTATGTCAAATGCGATGTTTTGTTTTTTAAGTTCTATATGAAAAATTAAAGTGTCAATTTTGAATGATTTAATTTTTAACTCTTCTAACTGGACTGTAATATCTGTTTCTTTATTTATAATTTCAATAGATTTACTAAGTATTTTTTGTTTAAAATTTCCATATATTTTATAAGTACCCTCTTTTATTTCTAAATATTCTTTTAAATTTTCTAATGTAATTTTATACATTCCTTGTTTTGCCCAGCTTCTTAATAATTCATATAACTTTAACTGTTGAATACTTTTTATTTTTCCTATGTTGGATAGTTGGTATTTTGTATATTCTCCATTTAGTTCTAGTAGATAAGGCATCAAATCATCATCAATTTCTACTAAAATCTGTTTTGATTTTTTAGGATATTTAAATTTATTTTTAATTAAACCTAATTCGGTTGGTATTCCATCTTTATCAACAATACTAACAAATGTGGAAGATAACTTTTTTAAACTATTAACTACTTTTGTAAATCTTCTGTTTGTGTTTTTTGTAATTCCAATAAGGTCAAGTTCTTTATAGTTTAAAGTATAAAAATCATTAAACAAAGAATCTCTATAATTAATTTTTGAAATAATAGCTCTAAATAATTTTATATCATCAATCTCAAGATTAGAATAAAATGTTTTTCTTACTATCTCATTAGATTGTCCGACAACTCTATTTAAATCACTATTACTATTTTGTATGTTATCAATACTTTTGTCATTCATTAGTTATATTTACCTTGTTTTTATTTTTATCTTTCCCATTTACAGGGGCTTAAAAGCCTAATAATTTTGAAAGTGTACCTTTTTTTATATAAGAGTTATATAAACATACATATTGGTTATATGGCTTTTTTAACTTTAATATTACTGATTGTGTAGATGGTAATATTAAAGTTAAACCATACAAAGTAGTTATATCTACATACTGTTTGGTATTATTAAACCATACAAAGTAGTTATACCTACCATACAAAGTAGTTATATCAAATCCTTTTAAATCTCGTTGTAGTAGGGGCTGTGGGAGATGCTAAAATCAAGATATAAAATCAATATAAAATCAAGATATAAAAAAGAGTTTTTTTTATTATTACTTTTGTTGAGAGTTGTAATGTTTTAGTTTTTGACAAAATAGCATAATTTGTTTTTTAAAATGATGATTGTAAGGATTGTTATGAAAAAAAATAAAATGGATAAAGATGTTTTTCTTGTAAATAAAGCTTTTGATAATCAACAAAAATATTTGGATAAATGGGTTGATAATGAAAGATACTATAACGCTGAATATGAACCTAGTAAATTAAAAAGCTTAAAGAAGTCAAAAAGGTCTAGGATATTTATACCTGTTACTAGAAATATTGTGAATATTGTAAAAAGTATATTTTCTATGTCTTTTTTCTCTCAGGGTTGCCCTATTGAGTTGATAGCTGTTGATGATAAAGGTGGAGAATTTCAAAGAAAAATTACTAAGATTATTCACTATTATTATAAGAAACAAAAACCTAATAATGAACTAACTAAAGCTTTTTTAAGTTCGTTAATTTACTCTATGGGTATTGTTTTTATAAGTTGGGATTCTAAAAAAGATAAAGTTGTTACTTACCAAGTTCCTATAACTGATATAGCTTTTGATTGTGATGCTAGAAATATTGATGATGTGGAATATGTTGCTTATAGATTTAAAGAATCTCAGAACCAAATTGTTAAGAAGATAAAAACAGGTGTTTATGATAAGAATGCTAAAGAGTTGATTTTTAAAGATGATGAGAACATTACTCAAAGGTTTGAGATAAAGGAGTTGTATATTCGTGATGGTAATAAGTGGATATATAAAACCTTTTGTAAAGATATACTTTTAAGAAAAACTACTGTTAAAAAGATACCTTTTAAGTGGGGGATAGCACTTGAAAGGTTAGCTTCTGTTGATGATGCAAAAAGAGAAGATGAAAATCTTGTTTATGGTGTTTCTCTTGTTGAGCTTATAAAAGAGCTTAATGATGAGATAAACCAAAAGAGGAATCAAAAGAATGATATACAAGAGGAGCATATCAATCCATCTATAATTATCTCAGATAAAACTCAGATAAACCCTGCTGATATGAAAAAGGGAGCAGGTCAGAGGATTCGTGCTAAAGGTTCACTTGATGGGTTGATGTTTGTGCCAGCACCTAATGACTACTCTTTAAATAATGATTTACCATTGTTAGATAAAGATTTAAATGAGGCTAGTGCTGTAAACTCTATACAGCAAGGGCAAACTGGTGCTAGTGATAGAAGAAGTGGTACAGCACTAGCTGTGGTTAATGCAAATTCAACTACAAGAATTACAAATATGGTAAACCTTATGAAAGATACACTCTTTGAGCATTGGGCTAAAGAGTATGTTGAGTTAGTTTTAAAAAATGCAGATTCTAAGGTTATAGAACAACTTACAGGTGATAAATATTTTTTAGGTGCTAAGGGAAATAGAAAAAAGATTGATTATGAGATAAATATAAACTTTGGGATGACTGTTGATAAGGATAAAAAAATAAATGACCTTATGAATGTACTTCTACCTATATCGCAAAATCAAAACATAAACCCTAAAATATCTGAGAGAATTTTAAAGCAGATTTTGACTATGAATTTTGGTGAAGCACCATTTTTAAAAGAGGTATTTGTTGATGGGGAGAGTGAGCCTTTAGATGAAAATGAACAAAAAGCTATGAAAGAGTTAGGTATCTCTTGATTGATTGACAAAATAGCAAAAGATACTTATTAGAATTATCTTTTAATATTTAAGGAGTTTTTTTATGGCTGTTAAACCAAAGTTATTAGGGCGAGTTGTCAAGATACATGCTAGTGGTATCGTTGAAACTGACAAAGGTAAAAAGTCTAATATAAAGGCAGAAGTTGGTGATACTCTTTTACAAGATGTTCAAAGTAGAGAGGTGTTTATAAAGAAGAAAGCACCTCGTAACCCTCCTAAATCAAAAGATAAAAAAGAGATAGATGAAGATGTTATCTTAGATGATATGCAAGATAAAGAGGAAGAGATAGATGAAGAGTAGATTTGGAATTTTTGCCATTTGGTCTTTTTTGTTTTCATTTTTAACTCTTAAAGTTGTTGATGATGATGGTGCAGGTGGTGGAGATGATACTTCTTCTGATACTGATGGAGATGATACTTCTTCTGATGCTGATGATACTTCTTCTGATACTGATGGAGATGATACTTCTTCTGATGCCGATGATACTTCTTCTGATGCTGATGATACTTCTTCTGATACTGATGGAGATGATTTAAAACAGACGGTTGCAGAACTCAAAGAGTATATAGCTGCTCAGGAGCAGGACAAGTTGATAGCTAGTGCTGTTGAAACTATACAGAGTCGTTATGATGATTTTGATATAGGTAAGATTGAAGAGCATCTAAAAGAGATGGCTAAAGATAACCCACAAGAAGCAGAGCAATATAACAATCCTGTTGGTTGGGAACTTCTTTGGAGTAGAGAGTTTGCTACAAAAGATGTTGTAAATGATGAGTTTAACTTTGGTCGAGGTGATGGAGCTGAGAACAGAGATAAAGAGTTTGAAGATAAACTTGCTAAAGGTGAGTTGTTAAGTGTTGATGAACAATCACACTTTTTAAATTAAGGAGAGTAGATGCAGGGATTGGTAAATCTGAAAAGTTGGGGTGGTGGTCAAGATGACCTCTATGAGAAAATAGCAAAGTTAGGTGCTGTAGATACACCTTTTTTTAGTGCTATAAATAAGTATATGCCTAGTAGAAAGGCTGAGAGATGGAAAGGTCATAGTTGGAGATATGAAGATATGCCAACTGGTAAATCTAGTGCTGGTTTTCTTGGTGGTTCTGCACCAGCTGAGGCTGAGAGCTGGGGCTATAGTAATTCTCTTAATCATTATGAAATTTTTAAAGATACTTATGGGATTGAGGGAAGCATGGAAGATGCTCAAAATGTTGAGGGTAAAGCTGAGTTAGCAAGACAAAAAACAATGGCAGCTATAAATCATAGACTTACTATAGAGCGTTCACTTTTCGCACTTGATCAAGCACCTGTTCAAGAGGACAAAGCTAATGATGTAGCTGGTCGTATGGGTTCACTTGATCATTGGTGTGTTACAGAGAACACAATCGATGCAGATGACAATATTATGAGTGACACTTTACTTAGAAATTTTGCAAAAATAGGTGGTACTGATAAGGGTATGCCTGTTACTCATATCTATGTTAATGATTTGGTTAAAGACCAGATTGATGATTTGTTTAAAGCACAAGTTCGTCGTGGTGCTGGTGGTAAGGTTGTTGAGTTCCCTAACTATACTGAGGTTAAAAATCTTGCTTATAGTCCAAATATAAAGATTGTTTACTCTCGTTTTATTGAGCAGGGTTTAATGTTTGGTGTAAATATGCCATCACTTGCATTTGTTTACCAAAGACTAACAAAAGATGAAGAGTTAGGAAGAGTTAAAGATGCTGTTGAAAAAGAGATAATTACGGAAGCTACTTTAAGAGTTAATAACCCTTTTGCTGTTTGTAAGATGGAAAACATAAAAGTTTAACTATGACTTATGGCACTTTTAAAACACATCTAAATGCTTTACTCTTGAGTGATAGAACTAAGGGTGATGATGCGTTGCTTTTACCTTTGTTGCGACAAGCACTTAATGCAGTTGCAATAGAATGTTTTGCTTTGAGTTTAGTTAGTGATGATAGTGCAGATGATATTTTAATAGCTTTAAACAAAGAGGGGCAATTTATAAGAGTGCCTCTCTTACCTGAAAATGATGATGATTTTATAGATATAGATGAATCTTTATGTTTAGCTGTTGTTAATGTTGTTGCTAGTTATATAGCTAAAGACAAAAGTGTTATGGTTAAGTGTTTAGCACGAGCAAATGAGTTTATGCATAATTATCGTTGGACTTTATATCGTGCCATGGAGAGTGATGATGTATAGAAATGAGAATATAGACAAAATGCTTAAAGTGCATGGTTTTAAAAAACCATATTGTGCCACTAATGCTATTGGTGGTGCAAGTTATGATTTTGATGTAGATTTTATACTCATTTTAGATAGGTATTTAGCTGGTGAAGTTTTTGAGATAAGTAGGTCACACCAGCAGTTTATAAATGGTTATCTAAAGTGGGCTGATGAAGATGGTAATAACAATTTAGCATTTAAAAATCTTGATAGTTTACTTTTTGGAGTTGTTGAGAGTTTAGATCCTAATTCACAAGCTGTTGATGAGATATTTAAAGAGGTTGATTTTAAAGCTGAGGCTATTAGTATTGTTGAAGCACTTGGTTCTTTAGAGAAGTTGAAATCAGATACTCAGAGCATAGTTGATGATGGTGTCGCATTAGCTATAGAAAAAGCTAAGAAAACGGCACTTATTTTAAGTTAGGGGTCAAAAAGATGTCAAAAAAAAGTTTTGTTTCAATGGTTGTGGATATAGCTAATGTTAAGTATCCAAATATGTTAGAGATATATAAGAAGCTTACAGGTGAAGAGTTTAGTGCTGGTGGTAGTGTTGTTGTTGATAAGCCTAGTGGGTGTATGGGTGATTGTGATGATAATATTGTTGATGATGTTGATGATGTTGTGGAGGTTGATTATTTTGATGGTATCAATGTTGATTATAGGGATAAGGTTTTACCAAATGGTTATGGTGTAGTTTATGACCCAGCTAGTATAAAAACGGTTGCAGTTCAAGAGAGTTATCTTGTTAGTGCCATAGTCACGCATAAAGAGAGTGGTGATACACATAGGTATGATTTTGTGGAAACAGCTTACCCAGTAGTTCAAACACATGACAAGTATGGTCGTGAGTTTTATGATATGTCTGATGTTAGTGATAGTGAGTGTAAGACTATAAAGCTTCGTGAAAACAAGAGGTTTGTAAAGCCAAAAGATGATGATGAAGATGTTATGGTTATGTCAGCTTATCAAGAGGTTTTAGGTCGTGCTTATGTTGGTAGTGAGGGTTTAGAGTATTGGGTCCAAGAGTTAAAATCTAAGGGTTGGGATGATGATACTTTAAAACTTGCTATAGCTAATGCTTCACTAGAAGATAATTTATGTGTACTTGCATCATCTAAAGCTAGGGATTGGCTAGAAGTAAATTACCCTAACTTTTCAAAAGAGGTTAGTGTTACAAGTAGGGTTAAATACTTTTTACCTGATGGTTACAGCATCACTTTTGAACCAGCTGATGTAAAAAGAGAATACGAACTAAGTAGTTATGTTGTTAATGCTACTGTTGTAAATAATTCTAATGGTGAAAAGAAATTATATACATTTAATGAAGCTTCTATAGTTATAGATGTTTTTGATGGTGTAGATGTTTTTAACAGAACCAACACACCTAGTGATGCAGTTTATGATGTTGAGTTTGCTCCAGCTGATAAAAAGAGTAGAACTATTGACACACAAGTTTATGATGTTAAAGCTAAGGTTACTCATAAGTTGAGTGGTAAGAGCAAGGTGTTTACTTTTAGTGAAACTATACAAGCAAAAGAGGCTGAATATAGTGCTGATGGTAGGTTTAAGTTGTATTTTGATGAGGAGTTACCATCTGATGATGAGTGTATAAAAGCACAAGGGTTATCAGGTGGTTATATCAGAATTGATACTACTGATACTACTCAAAAGATGGTAGCTAAAGCATATAAAGATGTTCTAGGTCGTGAGTATATAGGTAGTGCAGGTTTTGCATACTGGTATGATGAAACTATTAGGGTTGGATATACACAAGCAGTTTTAAATGAAACTATTGCATTTGGTGCATTGGGTCATGGTGGTTGTTCTGTTATGGTTGCAAAAGCAAAAAATTATCTAAAAAGTGTTGGTTTTAGCATAGATAATACAGGTGTTTATAAGGATGAAACTAACTATGTAAAAATAGCAAATGCTTGGAGTGAAAGAGTTATCGATAGAGCTTCATATACAGAAAATTATACAGAAAATTGTGTTATGAGATGTTACTGGTGGGCTGGTGGAGTTAGTGAATGGTCTGGTTGTGGTCAGTCACATACGGACACTTGGGGTGATGCTACAAAGACTAATTATCAGGGTGAGTGTCCAGATAGTCCTAAAACAGTTAAAGTTAGTAAAACTAGAACTATACCAGCAACATATAAAACTATAAATCATGCAGCTGTTTATGAGTGGCAAACTTCTAAAAAATATAGTTATAGGTTTTAAAGATGTTAGATACTGTAACTAAGCTAGATACTGTAGGTAAAGAGGTTGCACTTGTTGGGATGATACTTTTTAATCAAACTACAGAGGTTGTTAATGTAGGTTTGTTTTTAAATAGGGTCGGAGTGAGAACACAGTTTGCAGAGGTTGAGATGCAACCAAAAGAGGATAGGTTTATATCTCATAAACTTTTTTTAAGAGATGGTAGTTTTGTTGAAGTTGATGGTGATGTGAATGTTCTTTACTCGGTAAGCATTGATGATAAGTAGTTTAAGAAGTGGAACTATAAGCACCTCTTTAAACTTGGTGGAAAAGCTAGTTATAAAGAATGATGTTGAGTTTAAAAAAGATTTGAGGGTTGATGGTGTTGTTAGCGATAAAAACACCATGACCTCAGAAGAGTATGAAAAGATAAAAAAGGAGATTTTATGCCAGAAATAAGTGATAGTGAGGTTTTAAGAAGACTTTTTAAAGATATGAAAGAAGCTATAGCTACCTCTCAGGTAGAAACAATAAAGATTCTTAAAAGCGAGATACAAACATCTCAGAAAGAAACTCTTAGGGCTATAAAAGATGAACTTCGTGGTTATAGTGATAATCTTGAAGGTATAAAATCTGTTGTTGTTGATAATGGTACTAAAAAAGAGGAACTTGGCGAGATACTAAATACTTTAAATTCAAATATTTTAAATTTACAAAAGTTTTTACAGAGGTTTATTAAAGAGGATTCTTAGAGATTATTTAGGTGATTTCTAAGGAGTTCTCCATATAGCTTGACGAAGCTAAAACAAACTAAGGAAAGATTTATGGCTGAAGAGTTAAAGACATTATCTCAAGAAGAGATAGATAGTAAAAAAGAGGCTCAGGCGATTCTTGAGGCTCAGAATGATGTCAAGATAGTAGAACTGGGTGAGAAGCCAGTATCTACAGAGGTAGCGATAACAAGCATAAAGATAGCTGACCCTAAAGAGGTTTCATTTGTTGGAGTTGATGGTACTGAGGAAGCTGACAGTTTAGATGCTTACAACAAACCAGCTGAAACTTTAGCTAAGAGTATCAATGAAAATACAGTTGGTTTTCAAAAAGATATACAAGAAACTTTTAACCAGTTTGGTAAAGAGGTTGTTAGTGCTAACTCAGAAATCAGAAAAGATGCAAATGTTGGTTTAGCTAAACTTTACGATAATATCTTAGCACTTCAATCAGCACACAATGCACAAGAGAAAAAGTTTGCTGCACTAGATGAAGTTTATCAGACAGATATTGATGTAAGTGAGAGAACTGCTAAAATCATTGAGATAAACAAAGAGTTTGCTGGTGTTAATACTGATTTTTTTGATAACTTTAAAGCTATTGTTGAGAGAATCAACAAAACTGAGGTTACTACAAATAGAAAGTTTGTGATAGATACAAGTAGTGGTACTGCTAACTTCAATCTAAGACTGAATGATTTGGGTGAGTTTTCAAGTGGTGATGATTATATAGCTAAGATAGAGAGTGTTAGTGCTAGAAATGTTGATGCATATATATCTAAGGTTGATGGTGATGGTTTTGACATAGAGCTTATCTCAAAGAGATTTATTCTTGAAAAAGCACACAATGCAGAGGTAGAGCCAGTTACTGTTGTTATCTCTATATCGCACATGATTAAAGAGGCATTTGTTATAGGTGATGGTGTTGGTATAAATAAAGAGGTAACTAAATAATGCTTTTAGAAAAAATGCAAGAAGCCCAAGAGGGTTCAACATTTAAAGATGCAACAACTGGTGAGATAAATATATCAGCAGTTGCAGCATCTGTTTTGGATGATATGGTTAAAGCTGGAAAGATGAGAAAATGGAAAGAGGGTGATTTAACAAAAGCATCTGTTCTTAATGCTCATAATAAGGTGTTTTTTGAGGAGATGCTTAAAGTAGCAGAGCAAAATGACAAGGTTGTTACTGAGAGTAAAAAGTTAATAGCAAAAGGTGAAGAAGCTGTTGATAAAGCTATATCTAGTATTGCTGTACCATCTGTAGAGTTTATGTTAAAAGATGAGGGCGATACTAATTTCTCTCAGTTAGAGTTTAATCTTGCTGATACTAATATTGAATTTAATGATGTTGATTATCTTGAAGTCGTTACAACTGGATTAAACTTTACAAATAACTCATATATGTATATGTATGCATTAGATAGTTCTAAAAATGTTTTATCTGGCTATATGGGATATACACAACATAGACTTTATGGTTCAACAAGTAGAAATGCTGAAGCTTCGCATAACTCAAACAACAGTTATATTTGGTTTCCAACTCAAAGTGAGATTTGTGCTAAAGATTATGGATATTATGGTGGTGGTATGAACATGGAGATAAAAATACCTATTCGACCGATGAATCGTAATGGCTATAAAGGCAATGGTGTTATCTCTTATGTATGTAGTGGTTGGGATACATCTTGTTCTACTTATCCACAAAGACAGACAGGGCAATGGTCTAACTATTCTAATCAATCGGCTTGGCGTAAAAATATATACGGGATTAGATTATGGGGTAGTGGTAATTTTTACAATGGAACTGTAAAAGTGGTTGTGCATTTTAAACCTAAGAAAGTAGGAGAGTGATTTATGTTTAAATCTTTAAATGGTAAGAAAGTTAAAATGAGTAGTCAAGAGATAGAGGAGTTAGATGAGTTTCAAGCTAATCTAACCACTACAGATAGTGTAAGTGAGTTTGAAACAAAACTAAATGCATTTAGATACCAAAGAGATGTTTTGTTATCTGAGAGTGATTGGACACAAACAGTTGATAGTCCTCTTAGTGTTTCAAAAAAGAAAAGTTGGGCTAAGTATCGTCAAGAGTTGAGAGATTTAACAAATAATATTGATGATGGTACAGATTTTGATGCTTTAGAATTTCCAGTTAAACCGTAAGTTTTAAAGTGATGAACAACTCTATGTTTGCATATTTATCTATTTCATTTGTTTTAGGTTCTGCTATAGCTTTAGTTACTAGAGCTTGGCATCTTCTTAACAATACTAAAAAGATAAAAAAAAATAAGCAGGGAAAAATCTGCTGGTGGTTTGAAGTTGCTTATGGTTTCGTTGGTTCTCTTATTGGTGGTTTTGTTGCAGTTATTGGTTTTTTGATAGCTGGGCATTTGGGTGTTGAAGACCAAATATATCAAGTAGCGATAGCTGGTAGTTTTGCAACTGCTGGTGGTGAGATATGGTTGCTTTTACAAAAAAAAGTGATAACAATGGCACAGAGGTTAGAAAAAAATGAAAAAAAATAACTTTGAGATAGTTATAGACAAAACACTATCGCATGAGGGTGGTTATGTTAATGACCCTGATGACGCAGGTGGTGAAACAAAGTTTGGGATAAGCAAGAGAGCTTATCCCAGCATAGATATAAAAAGTCTTACACGAGATGAAGCAAAGGCTATTTATAAGCATGATTATTGGGATAGATGTCGGTGTGATGATATAGATAATATAAATGTTGCATCTTCTATATTTGACTTTGGTGTTAATGCTGGAGTTCGTATGAGTTGTAAACTAGCACAAGCTGTTAGTGGTGCTGTTGTTGATGGTGTGATAGGTAACAATAGTATAGCTTTAATAAACTCTCTTGATAGTGAGCTTTTTTTAAGTAAATTTGCACTTGCTAAGATAACGAGATATGCAGAGATATGCAAAAGAAACCCTAAAAACAGAAAGTTTTTTTATGGCTGGGTAAAGAGAGCTTTAGCATGATTGATTTTTTAGGATTAGCTAAGGTTGTTGGTGATGTGGTTGATGAAGTTTATACATCTGATGAGGAGCGATTAGAAGCTAGTAATGAGTTAGCAAAGGCTAATAATCTTCATAAGCTTGAAAGTAAGAAGTTAGATATAGAGCTACAAAAGAGTGAAGATATAGCCGTGACTACACGATGGCAGAGTGATTCAGTTGCTGGTGTTATCTCACGGACTGCACGACCTTTAACTCTTCATGCTATGAGTTTTTTACTTTTTGTTATGGTTTTTGGTGCTATGTTGAATTTTGTAGTGCCAGAGTCGTATGTGCTTCTTGTTCAAACTTTGGTGATGACTGTTTATGTTGCTTATTTTGGTTCTCGTGGTGCTGAGAAAGTTCACTCAATCAAAAAAGGTTCTGACAATGGGAGTGCTGTTTAATGGGTTCACATATACTTCATGATGATGAGAGGTTAAAAACCTCTCAATCTCTTCATGATGATGAGATTGTAAAAAAAGATGATGAGATAGTGGAACTTAAAGCTTCTAATACAGCTTTAAGTAAAACCATACAAAACAAAGATAGTGAGTATGCAACTATACAAGATGAGCTAAGTGATGCATATAAAAATGTTGAAGATGTAGAAAAAGAGTTTGAAGAGTATAAAGCACAAATAGTTGCTTTGGAGCAGATAACACCTAAAGATTTTACAAAAAGATATAAAGCACTTTATGGTGAAATCGTTGATGGTACTAAAGATACAGCATTTTACAAAGAGATGATAAAAAATATTAACGATAGCTTTGCAAACTATACCATTACAGATGAGGAAAAGATACAGTTACTTACTAACTCTATGATAGGTATAGTGAATGGTGTTACTCAAAATGCTATGAGTACGGCTTTACAGGTGTTAGACAAAGAGATAAAAATATCTTTAGAGCTAAAAACTTTATGGGCTGAGAGTGATTTAAAAACTGCACAGATTAAGGTTCAAAAAAATCAAGCTAAAGTTATGTTGGCTGATGAAGTTTATAAAAAGACTCAAGAGAAGACACTAAGAGAGAGTGTGACTGACAATAGACTTATAAAATCTTTAGATTCACAATCTGAGATGATAGGTACTATCGGTGCTGGTGGTTTAGTTCCTAGTGAAACTATGTTTAAAAACTTTTATAAGTTAAATAATCTACTTTTACTAAACTCAGATATAAACCTAAGTGAAGATGTATCGGTGAGTAAATAATGACTTCTAAAACTCATAGAAAATTAAAGAGAAAGAAAAAGCTTCAAAAACTTCAAGTAGCTAAAAAAATAGCTACAAATGGTGTCTTGTCTTTAGATATATCACATATAGAATTTGTTGTTGAGAAGTTGGGTGATGAGTGGAATAATACTATAGACATTAAAAAATACTACTTGATGGTTTTAACTAACCCTAATTATTTAAAATTAGGGGTTGTTAAAAAAGGGGTCATAGTCAGTTTTTTTATAGTTCAGATAACAGATGAAAAGAGTGGTGTTTTTGTGGATAGTTGGAGTTATAAAAGAGCTAATAGGTTAGGTTTATACAAACTTGCTATGGATTGTTTTAACTCTACATCATTAGCAAAACCTTTTAAACTTTGGTTTATGGGTGGTTCTTACGGAAGTATGTTCGTTAATCAAGCACTAGGTGATGTAGAGTTAAGAGAAGACTACTTTATGATAAAGGATGACTAGATGGGGTGTGGTGTACCTATAGTAGATGACATAATAGATGCAGTAGTAGATGTTGTTGCTTCTATCGTAAATGCTATTGTAGATTTTGTTGTGAGTGTTGTAAATGTTATATCAAAGGCTTTTAAGTCTATTGGCAACCTTATAAGTAAAGCTTGGGCTAGTATAAAAGAGTATATAGTTGAGATAGTTGCTGTTGTTCTTATAATCATTGCTGTTATATTTCAGCAGTATTATCTTGTACCTTATATATCTGAATATGCTGGTGCTATTACGGCTGCTGCATATTCAGTAGGTATAACTTCAAGTTTTGGTCTTATGAGTGTTTACTGGGCATCTTATGCGATTATGTATGTTGTTAGTGGTGAACTTCTTGATGGTATGACAGATATGGCGATAAGCACTATGATAGGTGGTGTCGCACTCTCTATGCTTTCATATCAAAGAGAGGCTGCAAATGTAGGGTTTATGAACTCTTTGCTTGATGGTAGCATATTTGACTGGTTAGCTGGTGGTGAAAACCATAATGCAGTTTTTGCAGGTGGCACTCTTTTTTCATCTACTGGTATGCTGGAGAGAGATACTAAAATGTTTGGTAATATTCCTAGCACTTATACTGACTTAACCCCTTTAAAAAGGGAGGTTTTTTTAAATAACTTTGCAGGTGGTAATCTTTTTAATGGTCGCTTTGCAGGTAGTTCTAACTATAAACCTTTCAATGGTATAGAGATGGATATAAGTTATTTTTGACAAAATCACAAAAAAAACTAAATATAGTAAATAAAAAATAAAGGTTAAAATATGTGGGAATGGCTAAAAAATGCTGATAATCTTTCAAGCATAGCAAAGATAGGTGGTGCTGTTGGTAGTGGATATGCTGCGATACAGCAAAGTAAATCTGCAAAAGGTATCTTAGATATGCAAAAGAGGTCTTTTGCAAGAGAGGAAAAAGCACTAAGTCAAACTCAGTTAAATCTTGACAATGCAGTAGATAGTGTTTATGCAAAGAAAAAGAAAAAACCAACATTAGCATTAGGATATTAAAATGATGAAGCACAGAACAGCTATAGACTCCTCTTTGGTATCTAAAATCGGTGGTACAGGTGTAGCACTTGCAGGTATAGGTAAAGCAGTAGATAGTGATATACAAACAAAGAAAGTAGATGCTGCTAATGCAGCTGCACTTGATTTAAAGACAAAGGCTGTAAATAGCACGATACGAAGAACTAAAGCAGTTACAGATAGAGAAAATAAGGCAGATATAAAAAAAAGAGAAGAAGCGAAAAGCAAAAATACTATCTATGAGAAACTTTTTAAGTAAAGAGTATAAAGTAGATACATCACAGTATAGTGATGATGATATAGAATTTAATGGTGATAGAATTGAAAAAATCTATAAAGATAAGACATCAAGAAAACAACCTGCTTTTTACAATACAAATGATGGGATAGTTATGGTTTATGCAGATGAGAACAATAAACCAGTTACAAAACTTGCTTTTAAATCGTCTTCTGAAAAAGATGAAAAGTTTGAAAAATGGGCAGATGATAAGGTTCAAGTAGATCCACGAAGTGGTTTATATGATGCAGAAGAGTTATATCAATACAATGGTAAAGGTAGTTACTATGCTTCTAAAAAGACTTTTGAAGAAGCCCAGCAGGTGCAAAGAGCTAAGAAAACAGCTAAGTTAAAATTATAGTAATGTTTTTTTTAGAGAAAATTAGATAATATCTCATTTCATTTAGGTTGGTTCTGTATAAATCTAAGTGTTGTTCGTTCTTTTATTTTTATATAGATGCAATAAAAGTTTAATTTTTTGTGATTTTTGAACATTGGATGTGGTGTTAGAGTCTAGCGACTTGAGGAGTTCAAAACACGGAGTATTAAGTATAATGGAACTGTTTATTTTAATAGTTAATTTTATATGGAGTATAGCTCAGATAATAGTTTATTTTACGAAGTAACTTTATCTGAACTGATTAAACTAGAGTTGCCTTTGCACGGCTAAACTAACCTTTGCTTGGTTAGAATAAAAGCAGAGTAAATTTGGATAGGTTCTTTTATATGCCCTTATAAGTGAACCGTAGTTGATAATGACTTCAAATTTCTCTATATAAAATAATAACACACAAAAATAAAAATAAAAATAAAATCTTTCAAAAAATACTACTCTTTTTATAATGTTTTTGTAAAATCTTCTTTTTTCATCGTTCAAAGCCCTAATCTTAGTCATTTGCCCAAAAAGTCAAATGAGTTATTTTATATCTACTTCCCACCTTTTTTAACTATCTCTTTCAATTCCATACACTTTTTAATATGTTCCATTGTTATATTATTCTTTTTGCAAAATACTCCTATTCTTGTTGCTTCTAAAAGGTTTGGGTATCTACTGCTCCAACTTTTAATAGTTGCTTCACTCTTATCCAAATAATTTGCTATATCTTTATATGTTACTTTTTCCATAATGAATTTTATATAAAAATTGATTAATAACAACTTAGAATTGTAAAAGGTGGATTATTGACAACTCTTTAATAACCATTTAAGTATATGTATGACACAATTTCACATCAAAAGGTTGTTAATAATCAACTTTTAAACAAGGAGAATAAAATGAAAGAGTTAATAAAAATAGTGGAAAATGAGCCAAGAGTTAGCCATAGAGTTATAGCTGAGAACACAAACAATAATCAAAAAAATGTAAATGAGATTATTCGTAAATATGAAGATGATTTTAAACAGTTTGGAATACTTCCGTTTGAAACGGAGAAATTAAAAATGGTGCAGGTAGGGGTCAAAAAACCCCATTATTCTAAACCTTTTAAAAGCCTTATAGCCTCTACTTTTTTAATTAACTCTTCTTTATCAGTATTTGATAATAGTTCATAAATTATTTTTCTCCAATTAGAAACATCTTTGATTTTCCAATCTGACAATGTAGAAGCAGGTATATTGATTATATTTGTAATTTCGGTATCTTTCATAATGAAATACTACCATAAATAAATTCGTATTTCATTTAAAACCCCGTAATACACTTGACATTTATTCTGAAATGATGATACACTTCCGTAATACGAAAATATAACTAAAATACGAAAAGGAAACAAATGCAACTTATTAAAACTGAAATATCACTGACTAGCATAGAAATAGCAGAACTTACTGCTAAACAGCATAAGAATGTTAAAAGAGATATCGAATCTCAATTGGGTGAATTAGGTGATGTGCTCAAATTTGAGCATATCTATAAAGATACTAGGAACAGAAATCAAACTATGTATGTACTTCCAAAAAGAGAAGTCCTTATTCTAGTAAGTGGTTATAATGTAAAACTTAGAGCTTCTATTATTGATAGGCTTGAATATCTTGAGAACAACCTCCAACCCAAAGTATGCCAAGAAACACCATATTATTTAAAAGAGGTAGATTTAAAAGACAAGAGAGTTAGAAAAGCATTTTTTAAAGCATTTGATGGGAGATGCTACTATAGTTCAAAGAAGCTACATATAGATAACTTTCATATAGACCATATACTACCAAAGAGTAGAGGTGGTCAAGATGTTTTGATGAATCTTGTAGTATGTGATCCAGCTGTAAATATCTCAAAGTTAAATGCTTATGATGAGGAGTTTGTAAAAAAACATCAAGCAGTGGTAAAGGGTGAACCATCATTAAAAGTTTCAGTATATCTAACTCAGGAGAAAAAAGAGGTAGCAGATAGTGTAAAGATAGCATTACTTTCTAAAATGGCTAACTTTGAAAAGATGTTTGGAACTGTGACAGCAAGAAACTATTTTGCAGAGATGTTTGATGTAGATATATGCAAAGAAGATTTTGAAGTAACACCTACACAAGAGCATATTA